CTGCGCCGAACTTGCAGGTGATAAAGCCATTTGTGTTACGGGTGAGGTACCACATGAACAAAGAGAAATACTCATGTCTGATATTTCGAAGGGAAAAGCTAATATACTCTTCGGTACTCAAGCAATATTTTCAGAAGGTATCTCCTTGGACGACCTTAGTTGTTTAATTTTAGCAACTCCTGTCAATAATGAGCCTCTTTTAACACAGTTAATAGGTAGAGTTATAAGGCAGAAGGAAGGAAAACGAAATCCAATAGTAGTAGACATACATTTGAAAGGAAATACTGCACGAAGGCAGGCTTCTAACAGGATGGGCTACTATATGAAACAGGGATACCAAATACAGGAACTTTAAAAAAATAATTCTTGACACGAGTTATAATTTTTGATATAATATGCTATTCTATAATTGGAAAAAGATATTTGAAACTTGTAAAGGAAATGCTTCCGAGATGGTACGAGTTTTAAAAATGTTAGTAGAAAAACAAATACCCTTAAATCAATATGATAGAATATATAAGTATTCTGGTATTGACTTTCGAGGAGAATGTTTTCTACTACACCCAGACGTTCTTTTGTACAATGCTTATCAGTATGGCTACAAAGACGTTTGTATTTACGTAGCAATGGCTAGTTTACGTTCGTATGCTGACTACGCTGCACACGGTAAGACCACATTGGATCTAATACATTTACCATTAGATCCTTTTATATTTTTAGATAATCATAGTCTACTTTATGTAAAAGACGATCAACTTTATTTTTTATATGAAGAAGCCCCAACGGAGATTCATTAATGGCAATATCATTTAATCAGCAGAAGGGGTCTGCTCAAAAAACCTCTATCAGCACTTTTCAGTACACCGACGGAGATAACAGCATGCGTCTTTGTGGCGACATTCTTGCTCGCTATGTATACTGGGTCAAAGGTGAAAACGACAAGAACATTCCTTTAGAGTGTCTGTCTTTTGATCGTAACGCAGAAGCGTTCAATAACAAAGAGAAGGATTGGGTTCGTGAATACTACCCCGACCTCAAGTGTGGTTGGAGCTATGCAACTCAGTGCATTGACAACGGTGAAGTAAAAGTTGTTAATCTAAAGAAGAAGCTCTGGGAGCAGATCATAACTGCTGCAGAAGACTTAGGTGATCCAACTGATCCAGAAACTGGTTGGGACATTAAGTTCAAGCGTGTTAAAACTGGCCCTCTCCCCTATAATGTGGAGTACCAGCTTCAGCCTTTAAAGTGCAAGTCCAGAGCACTTACAGACGCAGAGATGGCTCTTGTAGAGGATCTCAAGTCTATGGACGACGTTATGCCTCGTCCAACTCCAGACGCTCAGAAAGAGCTTCTTGACCGTATACGTCAAGCAAGCGCTCCTGACATTGACGAAACCCTTGAAGCGGAGTTCAATGTAGCGTGATTCTGTTTACAGCAGATTGGCACTTAAAACTGGGACAAAAAAATGTCCCAGTTGAGTGGGCTAAGAAAAGATACAAATCTTTTTTCAAGCAAATCAATGGGCTAGAAAAAGAGTGTAACATGCACGTAATCGGAGGCGATCTTTTTGATCGTCTTCCGACTATGGAAGAATTAGAATTATATTTTTCTTTCATACGAAGCGTGACTATTCCTACCTTAATTTTTGACGGCAACCATGAAGCTACAAAAAAGAATAGAACTTTCTTTACACAGCTAAAGCAAGTTAGTAGAGATATAAATCCCTTAATTCATGTCGTAGATTTTTCTTATGTTGACGAAGATAAGGGTTTTGGTGTATTACCTTATGCAGACTTACACAAGTCTGATAGTATAGAAGCATTTGACGCTTCTAAACCTCTTTTTACCCATGTAAGAGGAGAAATACCTCCTCACGTAAAACCAGAAGTTGACTTAGATAGGTTTGAAAATTTTCCTGTAGTTTTTGCAGGAGACTTACACGCACATAGTAATACACAAAGAAATATAGTATACCCAGGTAGTCCAATGACTACTTCTTTTCACCGTAATGAAGTTGAAACAGGGTATTTACTCATAAATGATAAAAATTGGACTTGGATGTGGGATAGATTTGATCTTCCTCAGCTTCTTAGAAAGACTGTAAGTAGTCCAGATGAGATGATTCCAAGCACATATCATCACACAATTTATGAGTTGGAAGGTGATATTCAAGACCTTTCAAAAGTAAAAAACTCAGAGTTGTTAGACAAGAAAGTAGTAAAACGCAGTACCGAAGCAACTCTAGTGCTTGACAAAGAAATGACAGTAAGTGAGGAACTAGCAGAGTATTTAGAATACATACTAGAACTTCCAAAAGACAAAATATCCAGTATCATAGGAACATTTAATGATTACTCTAAAACAGCTACAGTGGAATAACTGTTTTAGCTATGGTTCTAACAATGAGTTAATTTTAGACGATAATACTGTAACTCAGATTATTGGGACAAATGGTACAGGTAAATCCTCTATACCTTTAATTATAGAGGAAGCCCTGTACAATAAGAACTCAAAAGGAATCAAAAAAGCAGAAATTCCTAATAGATATATTGGTAAAGGTTATAATATTAACTTAACTTTTACAAAAGATGATGATCTTTATGTAGTAAGTATTGACAGAAAGACAAGTATAAAAGTAAAACTTGAAAAGAACGGAGAGGATATTTCCAGTCATACAGCTACGAATACATACAAAACTATTCAAGAGATAATAGGAGTAGATTTTAAAACTTTTTCTCAGTTAGTATATCAAAGTACAAATGCAAGTCTACAATTTTTGACTGCAACAGACACAAATAGAAAAAAGTTTTTAATCGACTTATTACACCTTGAAAACTATGTAGAATTATTTGATATTTTTAAGGAAGCAGCCAGAGTAATCTCTATAGAAATTAATGGGATTCAAGCAAAGCTTGATACGATAGAAAAATGGTTGTCAGATAACAAGTTGAGTGATACTAACATACTTCCCATGTTAGATTTACCAATTTCATCGGAGGATACTGAGAAACAATTCCGTCAGTTATCGAAAGAACTTGAAAATATTTCCGAAAAAAATAAAAAAATTTCAAAAAATAATCAACTTCTTAGCTTATTAAATCAAATTGATTTACAAGCAGCACAAAGTTGTAAAATAATTGAAAAAGTTTCTTACGACGACCTACAGGCGTACGTAGGAGAGTACAAGCAAGTCGTAGCGGGGTCTCAACGCCTTTTAGAAAAGTTAAATCTATTGGGTGATACCTGCCCTACTTGCGAACAACCAGTAGACCCTACATTTAAAAGGTCACTCGTAGCTGAAGAAACACAAAAAGCTACAGAAGCGGAGAGCGAAATTGCAAAAATTGAGAAGAAAATTAGACGAATTAAGGATGACAATAAAGAATTCGAGCGTAGTCAAAAAATCCAAAATGATTGGACGGACTTATATCGCAGCGTTGACCGAAGTCTACCAACGGTACAACTGGACAAGAATCAGCTTGAAGAAAGGCTGGCAGGCGTTCGAGCTGAGCTTCTTCAACGAAAAGAGCAGTTGGAGAGCACAGCAAAAGAAAATGAAAGAAGGACAAAGCACAACACCCGAATCCAAGTAATTCAGGAACAAACAAATGCTTTTCTCCTAGAATTAGGAGAATTTCAAGATGTTCTTGGAAAACAGGATGCCTTGCTGTCCAATCTGGAGATACTTAAAAAGTCCTTCAGTACAAATGGACTTCTTGCCTACAAGATTGAAAATCTTGTGAAAGAGTTAGAAGAATTGGCGAACACCTATCTAGCGGAGCTTTCCGATGGAAGGTTTACTCTTGAATTTGTAGTATCTAACGATAAGTTAAATGTACAAGTCGAAGACGACGGCAAAATAGTAGATATTCTCGCACTTTCTTCAGGAGAGCTAGCAAGAGTAAATACCGCTACTTTGATTGCTATAAGAAAACTGATGAGTAGTATTTCAAAGTCTCGACTCAACATACTTTTTTTAGATGAAGTCATCGCAGTATTAGATGACACAGGGCGTGAGAAGCTAGTAGAAGTTCTTTTAAATGAGGATTTAAATACTTACATAGTTTCACACGGTTGGACTCACCCACTTCTTGAAAAGAAAGAAGTAGTCAAAAAGGAGAATATTAGTAGACTCGAATGAGAATATTTTACTTTACTTTAGGAATTATCTTAGGATTATATTTATTAACTGGATGCACTCACTCAACAGGCCCAAGTAGACCTCCGACCAATTCCTTGGCGGATTTTATAGAAGTTTGTGAAACCTATGGAGCTATGAGAGAGTGTTATCTAATGGAAAGACAACAGGCCGCATCATACCTGGGGCTAGAATATGAACAAATGCTATGGAGGATAGGAAGGTAATGGCATATAATGTTATAAAAGAACATATGGAAAAGTATCTGGAAGGGCAGATTGCAAAGCACACAATCAATGCACAGGTTTTCATGAAAAATCCTGTAGGTGTAGCAGAACACCCAGATACGATGGCAACAATCGAAGAAGAACTTGGAAAGATTTCTGAGTATAAAGATAAACTAGCTGCCTTGAATGCGATAGGCTACGACTACCATGAGGAAGAGCTATACAAAGATAGATGGCAGAAGTCTGAATGGTAGACAGCAGGGCCAAAGGAGCAAGAGGCGAGTATTTAGTAAGAGATCTACTTCGAGAGTCTACAAATCTTCAATTTGAACGAGTTCCTATGTCAGGTGCACTAGAGTATCTGAAAGGAGATTTATACGTTCCAAACGAAAAGAACTTATACTGTATTGAAGTAAAAAACTACGCTGAAACTCCTTTGACGGATAAAATACTTACGCAGAAGAAGACTAACAATCTGTCTCGTTGGTGGAAGAAAATTGTACAACAAGCAAAAAGTGGTAATCAACAGCCTCTTTTGTTTTTTAAGTATAATCGTTCCAAAATATATGTTACTGTAGGTACACAGCCAAAAAACACAGAATATATTTACATCAGCGATTTAGATTGTTATGTCTCTCTTGCAGAAACTTGGTTAAATAACGAAAAAATAAGGTTTATAAATGGCACTTAGTTTCAATTCTCAGAAAAAAGAAGGAACAATGATAGTTGATGCCCTCAACTTAGCATTTAGATGGAAACATCAGGGTAGAACAGATTTTAGATATGAGTATGAAAAGACAGTACATAGTCTAGCAGATTCATATAAGTGTAAAGATGTAATTATAACAGCAGATGGCGGCTCTTCTCGCTATCGTAAGGCGATACTTCCTGACTACAAACAGAATAGAAAGGACAAGTACGCAACTCAAACGGAAGAAGAAAAAATTGCGTTTGAAGAGTTTTTTGAAGAGTATCAAGCTACTCTTGATATGCTGGGCGCATTTCTGCCTATACTACGCTTTGACGGAGTAGAAGCAGATGACGTTGCAGCACACCTAGTAAAGAACAAAGATAAGTACGGTTTTGGAGAAGTCTGGTTAATATCCAGTGACCGAGACTGGGACTTGCTTATACAGGAAGGCGTAAGTAGGTTTTCTTACGTAAATAGAAAAGAAGTACGTATTCAAAATTGGTACGATCATTACGAAGTAAGTCCCGAACAGTATATCTCATTAAAATGTCTAACTGGGGACAAAGGAGATAACGTTCCAGGAATTACAGGTATTGGTCCAAAAAGGGCTAAAGACTTAATTATTGCATATGGCGATGCAATGAATATTTATGACTCCATACCCTTACCTAGTAAATACAAGCACATCCAAGAGCTAAATGCTCGAGGAGAGCAAATTCTTCAAAACTATGAACTTATGGATCTAATGTCATATTGTGACGATGCTATTGGCTCAGCCAATATAGAACAGATTGAGGAGAGAATTGCGTGTTAATTGATTATAAAAGGGATAAATACTTATCCGAGTTTAGTCATAAAACTTTACAAGATAGGTATTTAATTGATGGAGAAACTTCACCTCAAGATGCTTTTGCAAGAGCTGCGAAAGCGTTTTCAGATAACGAGGCACACGCACAAAGGCTTTATGACTATGCTAGTAAACTTTGGTTTATGTTTTCTACTCCTATACTTTCTAATGGTGGAACAACTCGTGGGCTGCCTATTAGTTGTTTTCTTAATTATGTTGAAGACAGCAGAACGGGAATCACGGATCATTACACAGAGAATGCTTTTCTTTCTAGTGTTGGCGGTGGCGTTGGTGGGTCTTGGTCGGCTGTTCGTTCAGTAGGTTCAAAAACATCAAACGGCTCTGAGAGCACTGGAGTCATTCCATTCATGAAGGTTGTGGATGCAGAAATGCTTGCATTTTCACAGGGAGTAACAAGGAGAGGAAGTTATGCTGCATATTTGGATATATCTCACCCAGAGGTGGAAGAGTTTCTCGATGTTAGAAAGCCCACAGG